CTGCGGTATCTGCAGCCAGACGTGAGGACCCGTACTTCAAAGCCAGTTACGACAACGTGGACTACAGCCAGATCCCGGCAGGATTCAGGGGGTGATCATGAGTCTTTTGAATGAAGTTCAGAAATACATTGAAGCCCATCCGGGGTGTACTTCCGGAGACATTGCGGATGCTTTTGCAGGTTACTCACGGCAGCGCGTTCTGCAGTCAGCAAGCAAGTTACGTCAGAGTGGGCGTGTGGCTCACCGTTGTGAAGGAGATACACGCAGACATTTCCCGCGCCTGACTGAGAGAGCGCAGGAACCGGAACCACAACCAGTTCGAGAAACCAGACCTGTGCGCAATTTCTATGTCGGCACTAACGATCCACGGGTGATTTTGTGCCTGATCCGCCAGGCTGAAGAACTGGAGTCCAGGGGCTTATACCGTCGTGCTGCAACCGTGTGGATGGCGGCATTCCGTGAAAGCCACTCCCAGCCAGAACGAAACAATTTTCTGGCGCGTCGTGAGCGGTGCTTACGGAAAAGCAGCAAGCGCGCTGCATCGGGTGAAGAGTGGTATCTGTCAGGGAATTACGTGGGGGCTTAATGAGTAATAAATATTGCCAGGCGCTGGTGGAACTGCGGAACAAACCAGCCCATGAACTGAAGGAAGTGGGCGATCAGTGGCGCACGCCGGACAACATTTTCTGGGGAATTAACACCCTGTTTGGCCCGTTTGTTCTGGATCTGTTTACTGACGGTGATAACGCCAAATGTGCCGCGTATTACACGGCGGAAGATAACGCGCTGGCGCATGACTGGTCAGAACGTCTTGCGGAGCTTAAAGGTGCTGCCTTTGGTAATCCCCCATACAGCCGCGCCAGTCAGCATGAGGGGCAATACATCACCGGCATGCGTTACATCATGAAACATGCCAGTGCCATGCGTGATAAGGGCGGGCGCTATGTTTTCCTGATCAAAGCTGCCACCAGCGAAGTGTGGTGGCCGGAAGATGCGGACCATATTGCTTTTATTCGCGGGCGTATTGGTTTTGAACTGCCTGCCTGGTTTATCCCGAAGGATGAGAAGCAGGTGCCGACAGGCGCTTTCTTCGCTGGTGCTATTGCTGTTTTCGACAAGACCTGGAAGGGACCGGCAATCAGCTACATCGGGCGCGATGAACTTGAGGCATGTGGTGAAGCCTTTCTGGTGCAGGTTCGCCAGCAGGCGGAAAAACTGGTCAGGGAGATGGCGGCATGACGACGTTAACTCAATGCCAGCAGCAGGTGCTGGATATGCTGATTTCTTACCAGAAAGAACGTGGCTTCCCGCCAACCAATCAGGAGGTGGCAACCATGCTGGGATACCGTTCAGTGAATGCAGCGGTGGAGCATCTTCGCGCACTGGAGAAAAAAGGCGTCATCACGATAAAGCGTGGCGTGGCCCGGGGGATAACGCTTCATACCGCGGTGAAGGACGATGACAGCGAGGCGGTCGGGATTATCCGCTCACTGCTTGCCGGTGAGGAAAACGCCAGGCTGCGTGCCACCCACTGGTTACATGAGAGAGGCCTGAAAGTATGAAACTGATCCTACCTTTCCCGCCCAGCGTGAATACGTACTGGCGACACCCTAATAAAGGGGCGTTTGCTGGTAAAAGCCTGATAAGCGCGGCGGGGCGCAAATTCCAGAGCGCGGCGTGCGCAGCAATAGTTGAGCAGTTACGTCGTCTGCCAAAACCAACGTCGGCACCTGCTTCAGTGGAGATCGTGTTGTTTCCTCCGGATAACCGGATCCGCGATCTGGACAACTATAACAAGGCGCTGTTTGACGCCCTGACCCACGCGGGGGTGTGGGAAGACGACAGCCAGGTGAAAAGAATGCTGGTGGAGTGGGGACCGGTTATCCAGAAAGGGAAGGTCGAGATCACTATCAGTAAGTATGAGAAACCGGCGGGTGCAGCCGCCTGATCAAGAGGAGAAACGAAGTATGAATAATCTGATGGTCATTGATGGTATTGAAGTTCGTCGTGATGCTTATGGGCGTTACAGCCTGAACGATCTGCACAGGGCAGCCGGGGGAGAACAAAAAAACCGCCCGAAATACTGGCTCTCCAATAAGCAAACCTGTGAATTGATTGAACAACTTTTCACCGAGGGTGGAATTCCGCCTCTGGAACAAAATCAACCAGTTAGCGTCATTAATGGCGGAAATAACCAGGGGACGTATGTCTGCAAAGAACTGGTGTATGCCTATGCAATGTGGATCAGCCCGTCATTCCATCTGAAGGTGATCCGTACTTTCGACATGGTAACCAGCGCACCGGAAAAATTATCCGGACAGGCTGCTGACAAGATGCAGGCTGGCGTGATCCTGCTGGACTTTATGCGCCGGGAATTAAATCTGTCTAACTCATCAGTGCTTGGAGCCTGTCAGAAGCTTCAGGAGGCTGTTGGCTTACCGAATCTGGCACCGCGCTATGCCATTGATGCTCCTGCTGACGCGCCTGATGGCTCAAGTCGCCCCACGCTGTCGCTGAGTGCACTGCTGAAGCAGTATGGTATCCGCCTGACGGCTAATCAGGCATATCACCAGATGGTGAAGCTGGGGATCGTTGAACAACGCGAACGATACAGCCGTACCGCGATTAACAACATCAAAAAATTCTGGTCGCTGACGGCGAAAGGCTGCATGTTCGGCAAGAACATCACCAGTCCTGCAAATCCGCGCGAGACGCAGCCGCATTTCTTCGAATCCCGATTCCCTGAGCTGTTAAAGCTGCTCGATACCGTTCATTGAGGTGACCGTGAGAGCACTACTGACCCCTGAAATTGCCCCGCGTATGGGGATCGTATTGTTCAGGCCAGGTTCAGAGCTGATGCCCCTGTTTATGCAGGGGCGTGTTCTGCTGGAGCCTGAGCCGGAACGTTATTCATCTTTCGCCAGTGGTGCCGTTCCGGCGGCATCACAACCGCTGGCGGATGATCCTGCCGTTCGGGCCGTGTTCCGCAATGAGGCAGTGATCCGTCGTGCTGGTGGCGTGGAATGTCTTGAAAGCTGGTTACGTCGTGAAAAAGGCTGCCAGTGGCCTCATTCCGACTGGCACAGCGAGAACATGACCACAATGCGACACGCTCCGGGCGCAATCCGTCTGTGCTGGCACTGCGATAACCAGCTGCGCGATCAGTTCACGGAACGGCTGGAATCAATGGCAACGGATAACTGTGCCCGCTGGGTGTTGTCTGTTGTGCGTCGGGATCTCGGTTTTGATGATAGTCACGTTGTGACAATGCCGGAACTGTGCTGGTGGCTGATTCGTAATGACCTGGCGGATGCCTTACCGGAAAGTGCAGCCCGTAAGGCACTGAGATTACCAAAGCCTGTTGTGCCGTCTGTCACCCGGGAAAGTGACCTTGTGCCTTCGGTTCCTGCCACCAGCATCATCCAGGATAAGGCAAAAAAGGTGCTGGCGCTGAAAGTGGATCCGGAGTCGCCGGAGTCTTTTATGTTACGCCCAAAACGCCGCCGCTGGGTTAATGAAAAGTACACGCGCTGGGTTAAGACACAGCCGTGTGCATGTTGTGGAAAGCCTGCTGATGATCCCCACCACCTGATAGGCCACGGTCAGGGTGGAATGGGTACAAAAGCGCATGACCTCTTTGTGTTGCCTTTGTGCAGAAAGCATCACGACGAGCTGCATGCGGATACCGTGGCATTTGAAGAGAAGTATGGCTCCCAGCTGGAGCTGATATTTCGTTTTATCGATCGTGCGCTGGCAATTGGCGTACTGGCGTAAGTGGAGAACGAGCATGAACCTTGAAGCCTTACCAAAATATTACTCCCCAAAATCTCCAAAATTGAGCGATGACGCACCGGTGACAGGCTCAGGTGGTTTAACGATTACGGATGTGATGGCTGCGCAGGGGATGGTGCAGTCGAAAGCACCGCTTGGGTTTGCCTTATTCCTGGCAAAAGTTGGTGTTCAGGATCCTCAATTTGCGATTGAAGGTCTGCTCAATTACGCGATGGCACTGGATAACCCGACATTGAACAAATTGAGTGAAGAAACCCGGTTACAGATCATCCCTTACCTTGTGAATTTTGCCTTTGCTGATTATTCCAGGTCTGCGGCAAGTAAGGCTCGCTGTGAGCATTGTGCTGGTACTGGATTTCATAATGTATTGCGCGAAGTGGTGAAACACTCCAGAAGCGGGGAATCTGTTATCAAGGAAGAGTGGGTGAAGGAACTATGTCAGCATTGCCATGGTAAGGGAGAAGTCAGCACAGCGTGCAGAGGGTGTAAGGGTAAAGGTATTGTCCTGGATGAAAAAAGAACCCGGCTTCATGGTGTGCCTGTTTATAAGATTTGTGGGCGTTGCAATGGCAACCGGTTTAGCCGTTTACCAACCACACTGGCGCGGCATCATGTCCAGAAACTGGTACCGGACCTGACGGATTATCAGTGGTACAAAGGATATGCAGACGTTATTAATAAACTGGTTACAAAGTGCTGGCAGGAAGAAGCGTATGCTGAATCGCAATTGAGAAAAGTGACAAGATAGATAATTTTCGCCGAAGATGTCGACGTGATACTTGCATTTTTCAAAAAATATGGATAAGATTTTCTCAACGATGGGCCTTGTATGTCTACCGTTGGTAAATGTCAAAAACCCGCCGCTGAGCGGGTTTTTTTGTGCCTGATGTCTCATGAAACTATGAAATGGATTGGTGCGTTAAACATTTTTTCTTATTATCTTTTAGATTTTGGAGAGATGGTTAACGTCTGTATTCCAGAAACTCGATGATTATTTAATAAATTAGTTTCAATGATGCTTCTAGGTTATGACTGTAATGAAAAAGGTATTAATAGCAGCGATAGGTTTTTGTTTGGTTGGTTGTGCAGGTATGAAATTACCTGAGTATTCGCAAGTTAAAGCAAGTCCGTATTATACAGATTGCCGTGCGTTTGCCATGGATGTTTATAAAAATGATGGATACAGCAAAATTGCGAAAACTACTATCCTTAGCATGGATGATGTGAAGGCTAGATATATTGTGACAGGGTGTGTAGTTGCTATGGGGAAAAACACTGTAGAGGAAATCAAAGCTGATCTCTCTGCTAAAGGGAGTTCTTTTGGGCTTATCAGTGGAGCTTGTTCTAGTGCGGCATGTCGGGTTGATGTAGAGCAGCAAATGAACGCTTATGTACTTGGTAGTTATTATGCTGCAAATAAAAAATTCCCGGATAAAATGAAAGCAGAGTTTTAAGCAAACCTTGTTTTCGATTATATGTCGAAGATAAATGTTAGTAACGGCATAATAAGTAAATATATAGCTGTGATAGCAACCCGCCACTGAGCGGTTTTTTTGTACCTGTAAACTTGGTGCAGTACAGTAAACACGCTGGTGGCCGTGAATACTGACTTTTTATCTTGCTGGCTTTTTAGACAAGAGTTATTGGTATGTCATGTTAACCAGAAGGGAAAAAGACATGCTAAAACAGCAAGATATGACAGAAACCGCCGCCGCAGTCCTTCATTTCTTACCTGCTGACAAGTGGGTAACGCCACGCATGATGACGAGAACTACCGGAGTAAGCGAAGCCCGGTGCCAGTTAATACTGACTCAGTTAGTTCTGGCGGGTCTGGCGAAGGATAACGGCGGGTACGGGAATAAATTCAGACGCTGCCAGTAATGGCGGTTTCCTGCTGTGAAAATGGGCGGCTGGTGGGTGTTGGTAGCACCTGCCAGCCATTCGCTCATGCTTACTGGTCA